TAAAGAATTTAATTTATTATTATTTTTATAAGTTTAAATTCATGTATATTATCCATCAGGCATCGTATTTAATTTGCACTGTCAACTATTATTAAATCAAAGTCAGGATTTTTAGAAACCTCTCTGTTCATTAAGTCAATTAAGTTTTCAATAGAACCACCTGACGATTTCCAATGAGTAAAGCCACTTGGACCTTCAGTAGACACAGTAATTTGTTTGTAGTTTAACTCGACAAGTATTGATTTATCTTCAGGAGTATTTGAGTAGTCATAGTTAAATAATTGTTGTTTAAGTAATTCTCTGTGTAATCTAGTTTTATTCATAATAGTATATTTTTAAAGTAGGTTAATTGTTTAAGTAATAATTTTCGTTAAGAGTTATTGCACTCGCTGTCTTTCTTTATAACAAATTTTTCTGTAAGGTAACAAATTGTACCAATAATTGTTAAGTGCGTAATAATTTCTAAAATGTATGGTAACATAGTATTTAATTAGTTGATTTGTAATAGACTACCGAAGTAGTTTCGACTATTGAAGTCTCATCAGTATTACTCAGACAAGCGAGCCCATGTTGGTAAGTTATTACTGTTAGTATAGTTACCATATTTTTGGAAGCACTCCATTGACTCAAGTCTTTCTTGATTGATTGAGTATACATCGTCATGATTATATTCAAACGTGCCTTTTTTAGTTGTAAATTCAATAGTTACATTTTTGCCGATTAGAGATTTTGAAATAACAAATCTTTTTTTAGTTAATTTAGTCATAATAATTTAATTTAATTTAGTTAATAGTTTAAGTTTATTTGTATATATTATCCAGTTTGTTACGTATTTATATTGTAAAGAATATTATTAGTTGTATTGATATTGTAATAATTTGTAGTATTATTGTATTAGTTTTATTGTATTTTATATTATTGTTTCTCATTACATATATATTATCCAAATAGTTTCGTATTTATATTGTAAGCAAAACGCAAAAAATCTGACGCAAAACGGCAAAAACGGGGCCCGGTGGGGTATTTATAAACGATTTTTGTAACTGGCTGGCTACCAGGGAGGTAGGGGCTACACTCTACTCCTATATTTATAACGTATTTTATGTGACATAAGCCTATTAAGGTGTATTAGTAACAAGCTATTGTCACACTTTTAACTATTTTTACTACTATGTGATAATATTCTTATGGCAAAGCAAAAATTAACACCTACTGCTGCGCGTATGAAAGCTAAACGTGATAAAGAAGCTGCGATGACGCCTGCTAGACGTAGGAAAAAAGCCGAAAATCAACGAAAAAGACGTGCTGCAATGAAAGCTGGTATAAATATTAGCGGTAAAGACTTCGATCACAAAGATCGTAAGTTCAAGTCTGTTAAAGCTAACCGTGGTAATGACGGAAAAGGCACTAAAAAAGAAAAATAATGGCATACGTACAAAAAAATCATCCATTTCCTGTTACTAGTTGTGGTAGACGTCGTAGTTTTCAAACAACATCGACGCCAAAACGTTTGATGGAAGACGAAAGCCCGATGCAAAAGCGCAAACGCAAGCCAGATGTGCGTAGAACTATAGGACCTGGCAAGAACTTTAACAAAGCTAAGTCAACTGGCACTGGTGGTAAAGCAGGTGGGGGTATGACAGAGAAGGGTGTACGCGAATATAGACGTAAAAATCCTGGTAGTAAGCTAAAAACAGCGGTAACAACACCGCCTTCAAGGCTTAAAAAAGGTAGTAAAGCCGCAAAACGTAGAAAATCGTTTTGTGCAAGATCAAGAAGTTGGAAAAGTAAACGAGGTTTAGCTGCTAGACGCAGATGGAACTGCTAAAATATATAACATGAAGAAAAGTTCAGCATTAAAGAAAATATCTGCTGCTTGTAAAGCTGCTGCAAAGCGTAAGTTTAAAGTATGGCCTTCAGCTTACGCCTCTGGTTGGGGTGTACGATGCACTAGAGCCGGTGGTCCTAGTAGATTTGGTGGTGGTAAAAAGAAAAAATAATGTATACTCAAGATAATAATCCATTTAAAAAGAAAATGGGTAAGTTTCAAGAGTCTGATGCACCTGATGCTAAAGGAAAATTTAGAGACTTATCTGCACCTGCTTTAGCTAGCTGGATGATTAAGTCACGTAAAGGCAATTTATCTAAGATTATTAGTAGCTTAAACCAGCAAGTAGTGTTTAGAAGAAACAAAGATCCAAAGTATGCAGCTAAAATGCGTAGAACTATGGACATCGTAAGAAAAAGATTAGGTAAAAAGAAAAAATGAGTAAAGCTTACAGAGGTGTATTAAAAGCTCGTATATCTAAACTATACGGCGGAGATGTAACAGTAGCTAAAGCTAGAAAACTAAAATCTAGAAAAGATGCTACGCCTCGTGATAAGCAATTAGCAAACTGGTTTATAAACATGCAAACTAACAGGCCATCACCAAAAAAGAAACGTAAAGACCCAGTTGTTGGCACTGGCAAAAAACCTAAAGGTAGCAGCAGAAGATTATATACTGATGAAAATCCTAAAGATACTGTTAGGATTAAATATGCTACGCCAGCAGACGCTAGAAAGACATGTTCTAAAGTAAAACGCATTAGCAAGCCATACGCTAGAAAAATACAGATATTAACAGTTATGGAGCAAAGATCACGATTTGGTAAAAAGCCTCAACAAGCAGGTATTGCTAAAAGATGTAAAGCTGCTATAAGAAGATTAAAAAAGAAATAATGGCATTTAAACTAAAATCACCGTTAGCTAAAAAATCTAAGATAAAAGGTGGAGGTACAAAGAAAGTTTGTTTACCTGCAGCTAAGGTTCGTAGCATGTCTAAGTCTGAACGCGCGTCTGTTGTTAGGGCTAAACGTAAAGCAGCTAAAAGCGGTGGTTATAGAAGATCAAGCAAAAGTAATGTAAAAGGTGCTCGTAAAAAAGGTGCTACATTGCGCGATTGGTTCCAAAAAGAAAACTGGGTGCAAGTTGGTAACCCTAGCAAAAAATGCGGTGAAAAATGAGTTTATTTAAAGATTTTAATATATCTAGCTTTAAAAAGCAAAAACCACCTAGTAATAATTCTTTTAGAACTATGCAAGAGGTTAAAGAGCTTAAAAGTATACCGCTTAAGAAAGAGTTTGTAAAGAAGTACGATAATATTGAAGCTGCTTTTAAAAAGACAGCAGAGGAAAACAATATAGAAGACTACGACAAAAGTATAGCTACAAAGTTAATAAAAGACTCTGCGCCTGTAATATTAAAATTGAAGAAACACTTTGACAGGCCAAGACCTAAAGTATCTGCTAAGAAAATGAATATTAGCATGAAAGATTACGAAATGAAGTCTATGAAGACTCCTTCGTATCCATCAGGTCACTCTGTTCAAGGAATATTAATAGGTAATGTTTTAGCTGATAAACATCCTAAAGCTTCTAAAGCTTTTAAGAAAACAGCAGAAAACATATCTTATAGTAGAAGAGTAGCTCACGCTCATTACAAGTCAGACAGTAAGTTTGGCGAAAAAATAGGTGATGCAATGTTTAAACATATTAAAAACAAAATTTAAAATGAAAAGTCCAAAGAAAATTACGGCAAAACAAAAGACTTTACCTGAAAACTTGCAAAAAGCAATTATTGCAAAAGAAAAGAAAGAAGGTAAAAGCCCAAAAATGATGAAGAAAGCTGCAGCTATGAAGCTTAAAAAAGAAAAAGACGCTGCTATGAAAATGAAAAAAGCTGCTGCTATGAAAATGAAGAAAGCAAAAGATGCAGCTATGAAAATGAAAAAGGCAGGTATGAAGATGAAAAAAGAATCTGCTATGAAGCTTAAGAAAGCGGCTACAATGATGAAGGCTGCTATGAAGATGGGCCACAAAAAGTAAATTAATTACTAACCAATAAATAAAACCAAAATGACGTATTTGTATTACAAGACAAGCACGTGGACCGGTAATCCACAGATTAATGAAAAAACCAAAGAGCAATGGGAACACTTAGCTAATAAAGCTAATTGGCGTATTACCCAGCTGCCAAATGGTTATTACCAAACAGAAGTTTCAAAACCTAACAGCGATGATTATGTCGATGTTACAAGGCGAGAAACTATAGAAGGTGCTGAAAAAGCTATTGATGGAAGTATAGAACACTTCACTAAAAAGCTAGAAGCAACCAAAGGACCTAAGGTCGTTAAAACATTTGAATAAACCAATTTAATTTAATATAATATAATGGAATACAATTTACCTAGCGAAATTGTCAAAGATCTTAACTTTGGCGATTCCGCTAAACAAAAGATCATCACTGGAGTAGACAAGCTTGCTCAAGCTGTAAAGTCTACCCTTGGAGCCTCAGGAAAATGCGTTATCTACGAAGACGGCAGAGGCAAACCGGTCATCACAAAAGATGGTGTAACCGTTGCAGAAAGCGTAGTCTTATTTGACCCGGTTGAAAACATGGGAGCAACACTTATTAAAGAAGCTGCACAAAAAACTGTTAGTGAGGCAGGTGATGGTACTACAACAGCCACAGTCTTGGCACAAGCATTAATTAAAAGTATTTATGATAATCTAAAAGACTCTTCCGTTAGAGAAATAAAGGAAGGCATATACTCTTGTTTAGATAAAATCAACGAGTATTTAGATAGCATCAAAATAGATGTTGATGGTGATATGCTTAAAAACGTATCAGCTATTAGCTGTAATAACGATGAAGCTCTTGGTAAAATTATATCAGAGGCTTATGAAGCAGTGGGTAAAGACGGTGTAGTACTAATGGAAACATCAGAAACAGATGAGACTTATGTTGAAATGGTTGACGGTGTTCAAATTGAGTGTGGCTTAACATCACCTCATTTTGTTACAAACACAGACAAGCAAAAAGCGGAGCTAGATAATCCTTACGTTTTAATATGTGGGTCTGAAATACCCAATGTGCGTAAGATACAAAAGATATTAGAACATGTTATAAAACAAAACCGATCTTTACTAATAGTAGCGCCAGTATCACAACAAGTAAAGTCAGCGCTACTGATGAATAAAGTAAAAGGTAATATTAAAGTAAATATTATTGATTTACCAGGCTTTGGTCCTACTAAAAAAGATACTTGCGAAGATTTAGCTATTATTACAGGTGCTACTATGTTTAATGAAGAGTTAGGTGATGATCTTGACTCAATGAGTGTAGAAGACCTTGGTGAAGTTGAATATGCAGAAACTAGCGAGACAAGCACCGTTGTTACAGTAGAGGATATGCATGAGCTAGTAGAAGATCGCATTGACGAAGTAAATAAGCGTATAGCTGAAGAAAAAAACGGTTTTATTAAGATGAAACTGCAAGATAGACTAGCTATGTTGTCTGGTTGCGTTGGCATTGTTAAAGTTGGTGCTAACTCAAAAGTAGAGTTAAAAGAAAAGAAAGATCGTGTTGAAGACGCTATATACGCTACTAAGGCCGCTTTGAAAGAAGGTATTGTACCAGGTGGCGGCGTAGCTTTATTAAACGCTTCAGAAAAAATTCTAACCGACGCTGTCGGTGAAGATATATTGCTTCAAGCAATAAAATCACCATTTAATACTATATTAGAAAATGGTGGTATTGATTTTAATGTAAACCTAGAAGAAGGTTGTGGATTAAATGTAATAACTGGAAAACCTGTTAATATGGTTGAAGAAGGTATCATTGATCCTGTATTAGTTACTAAGACTGCGCTTAAAAACGCTGTATCAGTTGTAACTACTATTATATCCGCAGACTGTGTAATCTCTAATATCAGAGTAAATGAAAGCAGTTAATAACTATATAGTGATTGAGTTTATAAAACAAGATCACAAAAAGGTTGGCGGATTAGTTCTTACAGATGACGTAAACGAAGACAATAGATATTTAAAAGCTAAAGTTATGTCAGTAGGAAACCTTGTCGAAGGCATTAAAGAAAACGATATCGTTTATTACGATAAACATGCTGGGCATGGTATCCAACATAACGATAAATTTTACGGCGTAATTACACAAAGAGACGTCGTGCTAATCGATTAAGTTAATTACAACCCGATTACTTAATCACAATTATTAATTATTAAAAAATTTTAAAAAATGGGAAGAGTATTTTTTAACATAAGAAGAAACGTTCACAGTCTTACAGCTGACTATCAAGCTTTAGCTACTGACTCTGGTAAGATTTTCTTCTTAGACGCAGCTGCTGGTTTAACTTTAACGTTGCCCGCTGTAGCTGATGCACAAGAAGGTTGGACTTGTAGAGTATATGTTTCAACAAATATTAGTTCTAACACTGGTGTTATTACTGAAAAAACTTCTGCTGATACTGATGTTTTAGTAACTCAAATTAACGAGTTAGAAACTGATGATACGCAAGATGGACCATCAAGCACAGGTCACACAACTATAACATTAGCTAACGCTCTTGATACAGTTGGTGATTACTTTGATATAGTATGTAGTGGTACTAAATACTTTATACAAGGTAATGTAAAATTAGATGGCGCTGCTGCTTTAGCATAAGCTTAACAGATTAAACCTAAACCGTAAACAATAATCCACAAACTTAGGACTTAAAACAAATTATTAATCAAAAAAAAGAAAATTATGAACACGCTTTTATTTTTCAATAATGGAAATGAAGATGCCGCTGCTTTTCAAGCTGATGACTTAGTTGCTATTGACGCTGGAAATGACGTAGTTAATTTACATTTTCAAAGAGGTTCAGTATTACACTCTGTAGTTTTAGCTTGCGCTGATGGCGCTTCAGATTTACTAGCTAGAGAACTAGCTGTAGAACTTTCTGGCAGTAAGCTTAGAAACGCTATGGTTGAAGTAGCTAATGATGATACTTCAACTTATTTGAATACTAGAATTACTGGTGTAACATCAATTACTATTGATACTGATCCATCTTCTTAATCTTAAATGAGATTAACTAGTCACGATTTACGTGAATTACAAATCCTTAAGTATTACAGGCTCGTTAGAAAATGGGCCTGTAAGACTTACGGGTTAAAAGACGCTGACTTAGAGTTACTAATATATTTAGACTGTAAAAAGCGTTTTACAAGACAAGAGTTTATTGATGGAACATATACATACTCTTGGGATAAAGAAAGGTGGGAAAGATTACGATCTGATGGCTGGATCGAAGTATGGAGACAAAGAAATAGAACGACTATAAAATACTCTGTATTTAAAACGTCGTTTAAATGCGGCCAACTAATAAGTAGAATATATAGAATACTTCTTGGTGAAGAAGATTTACCTACATCAAACAGAAGTATATTTTACGATAACAAATCATATACTGATAAAGTTTACAATAAAGCTATTGATGATATGATAAAAGATAAAGATAGATAATGGCATTTAAACTAGGTTCATCTAAAAAACTTGACGCTGATAGAGGTAATATCAAAAGTAAGCTTAGCTTTAAGTCTGGAGATGAAATAGTACCTGGAACGCCTGTATTTAGAAAACAACTAGGTAAAGATGTTATAGCTGAAGCAAACTACGACGGAAGTATTTATATTGATAAAAGTATAAAACTAGACGATCCAATGATGCAGCAAGCTTTAGCTCATGAAATGCAACACATTACAGCAATGAAATTAGGTACTGAGTACTATGATGACAACGCTGTTTATTATAAAGGTGAAGTTTGGAAACGTAACAATGGTTATGTAACAGATCCAAAAACCGGTGAAAGGTTTGCTGAAGGAGACAGACGTTTACCTTGGGAAAATAACAAGATATGATAAACAATTTAGTAGGAGGTTTGTTCGGTAAAATTGTTGATAATGCAGAAGGCATACTCGACAAAGTAATTACCACTGACAAAGAAAGAGACGAAGCAAAGCTAGCTCTTAAAAAACTATTATTAGATGCAGAACGTGAAGCTTTTGCTAAAGAAGTAGAAGATCGTAAGTCTGCACGTGATATGTATAAAGACGATGCTATTATACAAAAAGTATTAGCAACGTTGTTTACTGTAGCGTATTTTGGTATTACATTTGTAATGTTTAATTACTTCGTTACAAAATCAATAGAACTAGGAGAGTTTGAAATTAGTTTCATCTCTACAATATTTGGCGCTATGAGTGCTAAAGTAAATACCATCATTGATTTCTTCTTTGGTGGATCATCAAAGAAAAACGAACAATCAAAAGAAAAATAAAATGGGAATAAATTCAACAGAAGTAAGTTATGGTTTTGGTCAATTAGGATCTGCTTATACTACAGCTAGTAGTGATGCTATTACACCACCAACAGGTAAAGTATTTGTTGCTATAACTATGTTATCAGATACTATATTTGACGACTCAGCTGGTTTAGTAGCCGAAAGAATAGTTGTTCCTGGAGCTGCTGCAACGGATGTTTCAACACAAACAGGCGATATATATATTAGCACTGAACAACCAGCTAACGATTTAGCAACAGCAACTGCAGACGAAGGTACTGGTGGTCTTATTATTGGTGGTAGTTCAGAAGCAGACGCAGTTACTTTTCCAAAGGGTGTAACTATTTATGGTAGATTTACAGAAATAGACGTTCACTCAGGCGCTGTAATAGCTTACGTAGGAGAATAATGCTAGGACTAGGCAATAGCATAACAAGTGGAGCAGCTTTAGAAGACGCGTTTAATATAGCGGATGTATCTGGCATACAAACATGGCTAAAGTTTAACACAGGTCAATCAGACGATGGTGATAGAATTATATGGGCTGACAGTAGTGGTCAAGGTAATCCTATAGACGATGCTTCAGCTGGTACAAATGATAGAGTAGAATTTACCGGAGGAGCACTACATTTAAAACAAGTAGACGGTAGTTTCTACCCAGAAGCAAACTTTACTTCTGAAATAGATTTAACAGGAGCATTTACTATATTCGCAGTAATAGACCAGAATGATGCCGTCCAGCCAGAATCAATATTTCAAGGTACCGGTACAAACTTTTTTAGATTTGCTCATCAGTCTAATGAGGCTAAGTTTAGGTTTAAATTTGGAGGAGTATCTGATAGTATAGTAATAGCAGGCACAGCTCCTAGTACTAGCAAAGCTTTATTTAGAATTGAAAGAGATAGTAGTAATAACGTTGACTTTTTTGAAGATGATACTTCTTTAGGTGGAGGTTTTCCAGTTTCAGCTGCTGGAACATTTTCAATATTTAGACTAGGATCAACAAGTAGTGCGTCAGCTGTTGGCGGTAAATTTCATGAAGTAGTTATTTTTAATGAACTAGTAAGTGATGCAAACATAGCTTTAATAGAAGCAGACATAAAAACTAGAAATAGTTTATAATATTAATTTAATTAAATAAAATCATGGCAAAAAGAAAAACACCAAAGGTGAAAGACGTTATTGATATTACGCCTAAACCGGAAAAAGTTACAGAAGAACAACTAAAAGAAGTTCAAGGATTAGTTACAGCAATGCACAGGATGCAAATGGATATTGGAGTAGCTGAATCAAGAAAACACCAGATCTTACATCAATTAACTTTGGTACAAGATAAGATTACTGAAGTCCAAAATACTTTAGAAAAAGAGTATGGAACTTTTGATATAGATATGCAAACAGGTATTATAAATTATCCGAAAGAAGATGGCGAAGTTGATAAGAAAGATTAGTGTAGGTAAGGATTATAAAAATGATGCGATGCATTATGCTGTTGGACAAGAAGTATATGGTGGTCATACTATATGTGATATTGTTGAAGAAAAAGATAAATACTCTGTTTATATAAGAAAAAACAAAGTAGTTATACCTTGGAAAGACTTTAACAAAAACATGGCCGTATCTGTTGAATATAATTTAGAATACTAATGAAAGCGCCTTTTGATTTTGTAATAGAACCAAAAGGTGAAAGATATAACAATAGTAAAAAATTAGGTGATAAAAATCTTATTTTAAATACAGAGGTTTATAATCATCAATATGTTAATAGACATGCTATAGTTAAATCTGTACCTACTGCTTATGAAACTAAAATAAAAGTTGGTGATACTGTCATAGTTCATCATAACGTTTTTAGAAGATGGCATGATGTTTACGGTAAAGAAAAAAACAGTAGAAGTTTTTTTGATGAAAATACTTACTTAGTAAAACAAGATCAAATATTTTTATACAAAAGAAACAACGACTGGAAAGCTTGCGATGGATATTGTTTTGTTCAACCAATAAAACAAAGAAACAAACTAGCTGTTGAAGAAGAAGAGCAATGTATTGGTATAGTTAAATATACGGACGGTGTTTGGAATAAAGAAAAGTTAGTTGGTTTTACACCATTTTCGACCTATGAGTTTATTATAGATGATACAAAACTTTATAGGGTTATGAATAAATTTATTACAATTAAATATGAGTATCAAGGAAACGAAGAAGCGTATAATCCTAGCTGGGCGCAAAGCGGTTGATGAGCTAATTAAAGTTGCTCAAGAGCAAATCATTACTAATACAGATGATGATGTTTCTGCTGATAGACTGAAGAACGCTGCGGCTACTAAAAAGCTAGCTATATTTGATGCATTCGAAATACTCAACCGTATACAAGAAGAAGAGAATATTTTGGAAGGAAAGACACTTGAAGAGAAAAAAGACAGAGTATTTAAAGGCTTCGCGGAAGGCAGATCGAAATGAGTTACGAGCAAAGTCGACTTAATAAAAAACGTAAATGGGAATATGGATACAATAAAGAACATGATATCGTGGTTATCTCTAAAACTGGGAGAATTGGACAGATACTGGAGATACAAGGTTTGCAAATTGGCTTGCCAGCTAAACCACAAACAGTGCACATGCACAACGGCAAATGGCAAAAAATAGAGTACCCTAAAGAGTTAAGCAAACTTAAAAACATATTTGACTGGAGAAATTATCCAGAAGAAAGCAAAGACAAGTGGTACGATTTTATAGACGAAGAGTTTAAACGTAGAGACGAAGGCTTTTGGTTTATGAACGATGGCGAACCTACATATATAACAGGTAGCCATTATATGTATTTACAATGGAGTAAAATTGATGTTGGCGCTCCAGATTTTAGAGAAGCCAACAGACTGTTCTTTATATTTTGGGAAGCGTGTAAAGCTGATAAACGCTGCTACGGTATGTGCTATTTAAAAAACAGACGTAGTGGTTTTTCGTTTATGAGCTCAGCTGAAACCGTTAATTTAGCAACTATATCAAGTGATTCTAGATATGGAATATTATCAAAAAGTGGTGCTGATGCTAAGAAAATGTTTACAGACAAAGTTGTTCCAATATCGATCAACTATCCGT